TACCACATTCGCGAGACGCCCAGCGGGATCGTGAGCATTACACGGCCCGATCAGACGGGGACGGCCGCGCATCTCTCCTATGCCGGTGGGGGCGATGCAGACATTCTCGCCGACATCCACAGCCACTGCCAGATGAGCGCGTACTTCTCGGAGACCGACGATCGCGACGAGCAGGGTCTGCGTTTCTATGGCGTCATCGGCCGGATCTTTACGCAGCCCGAGATCCGGCTGCGCGTGGGCATCTATGGCGACCACTGGCCCGTCCCGATTACTGCGCTCTTCGACGGTCCCGGCCCCTTCATCGATCGCTACGAGGAGAACGACTCATGGAAACGCTGAAAATCCGGACGCGCTACCGCGTCCAGACCCCCGAGCCCGACAAGTGCCACATCGCGCTCGTGGGCTGCGGCGGCACGGGGAGCTTCCTGGCCCTGCACCTGGCGCGCCTGCTCTACCACGCCCGCGACCGGTATGGATACCGGATCCCGATGACCTTCGTGGATCCGGATGTCGTGGAGCGGAAGAACCTGGGCCGGCAGAACTTTGCCCCGGCAGAAGTCGGGCGCAACAAGGCCGAGACGCTGGCCTGGCGCTACAACATGGCCTTCGGGCTGGCAATCGAGGCCCGCGCGGCGACCTTCGAGGACGCCAGGATCACCATCGACTACGCTCGCTGGGGTCTGATTATCGGCGCGGTGGACAACGCCGCGGCCCGGGCCAGCATCGCCCAGGCCTTCGACCGGCGGCGCTACAATCCTCCGTGGTGGCTCGACTGCGGGAATCACGAACACGCCGGGCAGGTGCTGCTGGGCAATGACGCGGAGCTGAAGGCGCCAGAAATCTCGCCGCTCGGCTTCTGCTCTGGGCTCCCGCTGCCCACGGTCCAGCATCCGGAGCTGTTGGAGGAAGCGCCAGCCTCGACGGTCGGAGAAAGCTGCGCGGACCTGGCGTTGGCCGACATACAGAGTCTGATGATCAACCAGGCCATCGCCACCTACGCGGCGCAGTACGTCTACCGGCTGCTGATTAGCCGCGACCTGAACACGTACGCCACGTACGTGGATCTGGAGACGGGGACAGCAAAGTCGGTGGGGATTACCAGGAACTGAGATCAGAGCAGATGTGGAACTGCGAGATAGTGTCTCATGGTTTGCGCGGAAGATGGAGCACCAGCTATGTGAGCACGACGATCGCCCCGGATGGGAGGGCGAATCAACGGCTTACCTGGTACGCCGTATGCGTGAGGAGTACGAGGAGCTGTGCACCGCGCTGATCGTGGGCGGCGACGTGCCCGGAGAGGCGGCCGATGTGGCCAACTTCGCCATGATGATCGCAGATAACTGGCGGCGAGCGGCCGGCACGAGTGTGTAGCGGAAGCATCGATTAACTGGCAACGTTGCCAGTTAGACAGCCACAACCAGAACAAAACGTGCATGCCTGGACCCTTGCGCAACAGAACGTTTGATCATATAATCAGGGGCAGGAGTCCCCACATGCAACTAACTGACACGGAATGGCGCGAGCTGCTACGCACGATCAAGGATGCTGTGGAAGAGATCGTGACGGGGTCAGGCTATGGCTACGTGACCATCGAGTGTGCAGCGGGGGCGCCTCGCGACGTACAGGTTCAGAGATCGCTCCGCTTCAGACGCGACATATGCCCAGACGAGGATAGACTCCCGCAGGCGTCGCCTGGCTGAACGGAGCGTTTTTCGTTGTAGCAGCGTAGTTGGTACAGGCGAATAGAGGTGCGTGACTGACGACGCCCGCCAGAGACCGAGATTCCGGGGCAGACCGACAGGGTCTGCCCCGTTTTTTGTTGTCTCCGCGCCAGCGAGAGTGTCTAGTGCTCGCCGCGCGAGGCATGACCTGGCGGCAGATCGCGCTCGACCTCGAGATCGCCCCCGGCACGGTGCGCGGGCACCTGACCCGTGCTCGAGAGCGACTCGAAGCGGAGAACACAACGCACGCCGTGGTGCTCGCGATTGCACGGCGCGAGATTGACCTCGAAACCATACTTGAGGAGGACAACGATGGAGAGAGCTAGGCAGCTGGTCTTTGCGGTGTTGGTGGTGTTGCTGCTCGTCGTCGTGGCTGCGGCGCGCGTGGGCGCCCAGGAGCCGGGTGAGCCAGGCCAACCGGCGGTGATCGAGGAGAGTGAGATCCCGGCCTTGCCGCGCTTCCTGGAGTTCATTGCGAGTCCGCCCGGCGCGCTGATCACGGGGATCGTGGTCTCGATCTACCTGGCGCGCTGGCCGTGGTATCAGAGACAAACCGACGAGCTCAAGAAAATCCTGGCCTATGGGATCACCGTCGTGGTGGCCGCGACGGCTTACGTGCTTGTGACCTACGTGCCCGACGCCTTCTGGACGAACGCGGCACCCTATTGGGTGATCATCGTCTTCTGCTTCTTCGCGATCTTCGGCAACCAGGGATGGTTCCAGATCGCGATCAAACGTGCACGGACGTCGGTCTCGGTCGGCGTTGCCGGGCCCGAGGTCGACGGCGAGCGATCGTGGAAGATGATCGGAGATGAGCCGTCCTCCAGCACTGATCGGGTATCCCTGAGCTAGGAGCCGCTATCGCATGGACATCGTCGCGCTCATCACTGCCGTCGCCACGCTCATCTCGTCCGGCATTCTCTTTTACAAGGCACTGCGAGAGCGCAGGAGACTTGAGTCTGAGCGCGAGAAGATCGAGGCGGAGCGGGAGCAGATAGAGGCGGCTGCTTCCGAAACCATCACACGGACCGCGATCTCGCTGATCGAGCCGCTGGCCGCCGACGTGAAGCACGCGCGTGAACAGCTCGCCATCTTGCAAGAAGAGCGGTCGATGCTGCAGGAGGAGCGGGAGGAACTGGCTACCAAGGTCAAGGCGCTGCGGGAGCAGATCGTGCAGCAGGGGGCGGAGCTGGCCGAGGCTAAGCGGCAGATCGAGACGCTGAAGGCTGAGCTGATCAAGGCACGAGCGCGGATTTCGGAGCTTGAGGACCGGAACTGTCATTACCGACAGATCATCGAAGAGCACGGCATCGACGTGGAATGAGCCGATGCAGGTCGAAACCAAAGCCCTCGAAGCACGAGGGCCGACGGCGACGACAACATATGCGGCGGATCAGGAGAGACGGGAAGAAGTGACGGAGTGTGGGTGAGCACGAGGAGAAAAAACCGTGGGAGCGCCAACCGTGGGAGACCCCGACGGCGTTTCGACGCTTCACGGACTACTATCTCTCACAGCCGCCACCTCGTTCCATCAATCAAGCTTATCGGGATTGGTGGTGCGATAGACGTGGGTTACAGAGGGGTGACTCCAGCGCCGCAAAGAAACGAGCGTCGGGGACGTGGCAACGCTGGGCGCAGGCCCGCGATCGCTACGGTGAGAAGGTGCCCGAGGGACTCACCTGGCCGCAGCGAGCCGCGGCGTTTGATGCGCACGTGGCTGAACTGGCGCGAGCTGAGCTGGCGCAGCGGGAGGCAGAGGTTCTGGCCAACGGCTATGCACTCTATTTCGAGCGGATCGATGATCTCAAGGAACTGGCGAAGCTTCTTTGGGACGAGATCAACATAGAGGACCGTCGTTGGCTGCCGGATGTGAAGCAAATTGGGAGAGGCAAGGATGCCGAGCGCGTTGACATCGTGCGCTTCAACAGCGCGCTGATCGAGCAGTTCCGCAGGACCCTGGACGACATCGCCGCCGAGCTGGGTGAGCGGATCAAGGGCTTGGAGCTCAGCGGCAGCGTGGGCGTCGCCTCGGTCACGGCCGACGAGATGGCAACGGCCCGGGAGCAAGCGCAGGAATGGCGGCGCAAGCGGTTCGCGATCGGCGGCGAGGACAACGATGACGAGGACGGCGCGTGATGGACCCGAAGGCCGAATGGCTCGTCTGCGCCGAGGATCCGCTCTATTTTGTCGACAATTACTGTCACATCTACGACGCCACCGAGCGGGAATGGATACCGTTCCGGCTGTGGCAGGAGCAGGCGGAGACGTTGGACACGCTCTTTAACAGGTTGCTGGTCATCATCCTCAAGGCCCGTCAGCTGGGGCTGACGTGGCTGGTCCTGGCCTTCGCGCTTTGGATGATGCTCTTTCGGCCGGCGGCGACGGTGCTCCTCTTCTCCAAGCGGGACGATGAGGCAGTTCACCTGCTGGACTTCCGACTTAAGGGCATGTACCGACGTTTGCCGGACTGGCTGAGGGCCCGGCGCGTGGTCACCGACAACGACCACGAGCTCGAGCTTTCCAATGGCTCGGTGGCGCTGGCCTTTCCGACGACGGCTGGAGACAGCTATACAGCGACGCTGGCCATCGTCGACGAGGCCGACCTGGTCCCGGACCTGGGACGGCTGATGCGGTCGGTCAAGCCAACCATCGATGGGGGCGGGCGCATGATCCTCCTCAGCCGCGCCGACAAGAGCCGGCCGCTGAGCGAGTTCAAGGCGATGTACAAGGCCGCCAAGGCCGGAGCGTCGCCTTGGACCGCGATCTTCCTGCCCTGGTGGGTGCGGCCCTCGCGGGATCGTGCGTGGTACGAGGCCCAGAAGGCCGACGTCCTGGCGCGCACGACGGCGCTGGACGATCTGCACGAGCAGTATCCGGCGACGGACACCGAGGCCCTGGCGGCGCGGACGCTGGACAAGCGGATTGCCGCCGACTGGCTTGAGCAATGCTACGAGGAGCGGTCGCCGCTCCCGCTGACGGGAGCGAGTGAGATCGCAGCGATCCCGGGTCTGGAGATCTACGAGCTGCCCCAGCCGGGGCATCGCTACGTAATCGGGGCTGACCCAGCTGAGGGGAACCCCACGAGCGACGATAGCGCGCTCACGGTCGGGGACGCTGCTACCGGCGAGGAGGTCGCCGCCATGGCCGGCAGGCTCGAGCCCGCGACCTTCGCGGCCCACTTGGACCGGATCGGGCGTCTGTACAACCATGCGGCGGCGATGGTGGAGCGCAACAATCACGGCCACGCGGTTCTGTTGTGGCTACGGGATCATTCGCGTCTGAGCCGGCTCTGTGGGCACGACAACAAAGAGGGATGGCACAGCACCAGTAAGGGGAAGGCGCTGCTGTACGACACAACGGCGGATGCCTTCCGGGATCAGGACACGATCCTGCACTCATTTGCGACGTACGTACAGCTGGCCAGCATCGAGGGCGCAACGCTGCGGGCTCCGGAGGGCGAGCACGACGATCGCGCTGACAGCTACGCGCTGATGTTGGTGGCGCGGGTGTGGCACGGAGAGACGACACCGGCCTGGTCGCCGGCACAGGTGGCGGCTAGCCCGTTCTAGGAGGCGGCTATGGCGACAATCAAGATCAAGAACGACACCATCAGCGACACGGTCTGGGGCGACGTCGACAAAAGCGCCCTGGGGAACGCGCTGGCGGAGGCTTACGCCGCGGGCAACGCGACGAAGGCCGTGATCCGCGAGGCTTATGCTTTCGTGCCCGACGACGCCTTCGACGAGGATGCCGACGGCGAGCCGACGTTCGCCTACACCAAAGCATGGGGACCGCATCACGAGCTCGACGGCAGCACGCTAGTGCTCAACAGCAACGGGGTTTCGGCGGCGGCCGCCGCGGCTGCAGGGGCTCGATCTGAGCCAGACCTGAGCACGACTGAGCTCGACCAGGTGAAGGAGCACCTTCGCCGGCACTACATAGAGCACCTGGACGAGGAGGTCCCGGAAGGATTGGAGGAAATGAAACGCAGGGTATCGCGGGGACACCCGCTTGAGGAGCTGGTGAAGGGCTCGCTGGATTACACGATGCACCGGATCCGGCGCGCCTTCTACGCGCAGTTCAACGACCGCAGCGTCGAGGCGAATGCCGACGGGCCCTATGCGTGGATCGAGGAGATCTTTTCCGATCACGTCATCGCCACGTCGGACGCGCTTCCTGTCGACGAGTACTACTACATCGCTTACCGTCGCGAGGGCGGGGACTACGTCTTCGCGTCGCGCGATGAGTGGGAGGTGGTAGAGCTCACCTATCAGCCCAAGACGATGCTGCAGGAGTCGCGGGCCGGGGAGCCCCAGCGGTTTGTGGAAGTGGTCAACAACGCCGTCAGCCTGGTCGAGAGCCAGGGCGACGGCGGCAGGTGGATCGAGGGGACCGGCATCACGGCGGACGTGGTGAACGGCAACGGCCGGCGGTATCCCCGGCACGTCCTGCGCGAGGCCGTGGAGCGGCTGCAAGGCCATCTCCACGAGTCCGCTGGGCAGGGTCGGCTGGGGCAGATGGTGACCGGCGAGGCCGAGCATCCGACGTCGAAGGGCTCTTTCCACCCGCAGTTCCTGGAGACGATTGTCAACTGGAATGCGGGCTACGTGAAGCTCGACGAGGCGACGGGTCGCGTGCAGGTGCGCGGCCGGATCCTGGAGACGAGCAAGGGCAAGGATGCCATCGTCATCATGGAGGGCGGGGTCATGCCTGGCCTCTCTATGCGC